CAAAGGAAACTTTGACGTTGCTGAGCAATACTACCGCAACGACATGGTCAAGCATGGCAATGCTGTTTACATAGCAATTATTGACAAGCCAACATTCGGAACCCAAACATCCGACACAGCGGCTTGGACAGTCATCGGCTCATGGAGCGGTACAGCCGTCACAGAGAACGCTGGCGATTTAGTCTATCGTGATGAAAACAATCAGGAAAAACCTCTCCCTGCGAAGATACCGGGCAGAGGCAGGCCGACAGGTCTTACCCCTGACCTCTCCAATATGTCTTACAGTCGAAGTGTTGGCATGCAACACAAGCTAAAGTTAAATCATAGCGCTGACAACGAGATAGAGATTGAGACACCAAACGTATCTCATAACTTCAAAGTGACACTTGACGATAACGACAACCCTACTGGCTACCTATTCTATAGGGAGTTGAAGGGTGCTTCAGCAGACTACACGACTGAGTACGAAGTTCGTTGGAACGGCACAGACAATAAGTTTGAAATGCGTGAGAAGCTCCCACAGCCTGCGCCGACTACCACGACTTATGTTGTCACAGTCGCAGATGATGGCGGACAGGACAAGTTTAACTTTGGTGCCGACGTAGCTCCAGTAATTACTGTGACCCGTGGTAGCACCTATGTTTTCCAGCAGTTCGCAAGTTCAAACGACACACACCAAATTGAATTTGCTGACGCGGCTGACGCTGACTACACAACAGGGATAACAACAAGTGGCACTCCCGGCGACGGCTCTGCGCTCACAACCTTTGTTGTGCCGATGGATGCACCAGATGCTCTGAAGTACGCCTGTGTTTCGCATGGCAATGCTATGGGCAACACAATCACAGTCGTAGACGCAATCCCTTATGAGCAAAACAAACGTCTTTCAATGCGTCGCTCTGGACACTTCCGTAGCTCAGACTTCAACTTCCACCGTTTGCGCTTTGACATGTCACACACCACTCTTGCCGACGATGGCCAAGCAGTAAGCGCTCCAATTCGCCTTCGCTTTGCCAACATCGCAGATGGCAACCACAACCCAGCGGCCACTTATACCGACAGAAGCGCTCTTACAAACAATGCGTACTTTGTTCAAAGTGGAACCGCGCCCGCCGACGACCTCACCGAAGAGTTGTATGCAAAGGTCTACACCAATACCCACGATGGCACTTGGTATAACAACAGGGTTACTTACTACGGAACACCCGGAACGGACGGAGCTTTTGTAGAAATTTGGGTAGACTACGAAGACCTTACAGCAACAGACCAAGTATATTACTTCGAGCAGTTTAACACTGCCGCTGGTGGTACTGTAGACATTGGCTATGAGCTAATGGGTCTTAACCCTGCCCTTGTTTTGCACAGATGGCATCAGTATCAATTTGAAGTATCCACAGTCGGGACTTCAGCGAACCATCCTTTCTACATCAAGAATCAGCAAAGCTCTGGTACTGGAGACCAGATTGCTGGTGTAACCAACAACGGCTCTGACGCGGCAACCGTTGCTATGTGGATAGGAAACGACACATCAGTAAACCCTGACACAATGTACTATGTCTCCTCATTCGATAACACAAACTTCACAAACTCCATAACACTCACAAACAAAATAGTCGCGCCATCAATTATATACCCTGATAACGTGATACTCTACGACGGAGCTTACCAGTTCTCAGGGCAAGCAAGCGCGCTAAACCTTTATTGGGATAGGTTCGAGGGATGGCAAGAGTTTAGCAGAATCCAAGTAAAACTAATGGACGGTCAGACTGTAGACGATACCGACCAGTCTGTTTATATCCGTTATTACTGGGGTCCGGGCGACGGCAAAACATACACACGCCAAGACGCCAGCTACTATTATGCTTGGCAGGCCGCTCTAGGAACGACTGCCTCTCAGACTCAGGCTTACGGTAACAACCTCACCTATGCCCAAATTGTTTGGGACACAGGTAGCCAAAATCGTGAGCAATGGAACACAGAGATTAACATCAATCTAACCCCAAAGGCTCCCGGCAACTTCTATGGTAGCCCATCTCAATCTGGTGGCCAAGACGAGACCTTCTCCGTAACTGGCGCACAGCGTTATTATGACGGCACAGATAGGGCTTTTACTTGGGACTGGAAAACTAACGGAACCAGAGACAACACTACTCAATACGACATGAAGGGTAGTGGGCGTAACAACGCCAACATCGCCGCTGGGAACTATTTTGTGGGCTTTCGTATTTACTCAAACAGCGGGAACATCGCTAACCTAAGTTGGCAAGTAAGAGGACATCGCTAATGGCTACTATCACAGTAACAGATGGATGCGGAAACTTTTGGGAAGAGGAGCATACTCCCGACCCAACTCTGCACGCAAAAAACGTAGCGATTGACGCACAGACACGCCTCGCATCATCTGATTGGACAATGATTTCTGATGTTGGCCTTACACCATCATGCAAGACCGCGTTTGAAAACTACCGTGCCATCCTCCGTGGCATAAGACTTGATGGCTCAACCCTCCCTGACTCCGGCTGGCCGGAAGAACCAGCAGTAGAATTTAGCTAGGTGTGGATATGACAGAGCCAGTGGAAGTTACACTAGCAAGGTTAGAAGAGCGTATCAAAACTCTCGCCGATGAAGTTCGCCATGTCCATGTAGAAGTCTCCGACTTGAAGGCGCAAGCCAACAGGTGGAAGGGAGCTTTCTGGGTGATGGTTGCTGTCGGCGGCGTGGTGGGATGGATTTCACATTTACTATTAGGCTGGGCTAGATGACACCAAACGAAAAACGTGAAGCTATTGAAGATTTAATTAAGTCGTCTGGGTGGGCTGTAATCAAAGAAGAGATGCAGTCTTCCATATTACAGGCGGCATTCCAAATTTCCGATAACGCGAACATGCCTATCGAAGAAATGCACTTCCGTCGTGGCTCCATGTGGGCGGCGCGTAAGTTTGTAGAACTCCCTAATTCCGTGAGCGCTTTGTTGCAAAACGACATATTGCTCGACGCGGCAAATAGGGGGGAACTGAAAACGGATGAGCGCTACGGCCCGAATCCATTATAATCCCGCTACGGCTGGAAGGAGAATAAAATGGCAGAACAAGATGACCAGATGATTGCACAGATGGCCGCACAACAGTTGGGCGCTCCGGCTCCCGAAGCCGCCCCAGCGCAACCACAGCAAGACCCTGCGAAAGCAGAGACACCTCCGACTAATCAAGAGAAGGTTCAGGAAGCTGTAAGCCCTGAGACTGAAGGTGATAAGCAGAGGGACGAAGCCTTTATCGAAGTAGACTTTGGAGATGGACGCAAAGAAGTCATGTCAGGCTCTCAGATTGCAGGGATGACAACACGGTATAAAGACTTAAACCACAAGAACGCCACACGCTATAAACCAATGGAACCAGCGATTGGCCTACTTGAGACCATGATGCAAAACGCCAGAGAACAAGGCGTGGAGGTCAGCGGTGACGACTTAGCGCAGTTTGTTAGCGCGGCAATTCAAGGCTACACTTCAAACCCGACTATGGGTGGACAAGTCGACCCGACACCTGACCGCCCAGATGGCAGTGATTTTGATGCACAAATGGATGCAGACATCGAATCATGGGAGCGCGAGAACGCTGTGTCCCTGCCGCCTATGTACCGTCAGGGCTTTAAGATGATGCGTCAGCTAATGCAAGAGAACGAAGGTCTCAAAAACAACATGGCTGGCATGATTCAACAAGCTCAGTCGTTGAACACTCAAGCTCAACAGCAGGCTCAAGGCGCGATGCAAGCTGGCGACAATGCTTACAGACAGCAAGCCGCCAACAATTTGAACGAAGCCCAAACACAATTCGACTTACCTGATGATGCTGAGTCAGACTTCTTCGACTTTGCGTATGGACGTGGCTACACAGTCGAGGACTTTATTGACCGCGACTTAACTATAAAGGTGATGCAAGACTTTTCGGCGAACCGTCAGACTCCAGAGATGGAACGGTTACGCGCACTTAATCAAAAGCGTCAGGCATTCACAGGAGCGACACAGTCAGCCCCATCTGCGGGAGGTGCGCCACAAAATCAAGGTGATGAGTTTATTAACGCAGTAGCACAGCAAGCCATGCAAAAGCGCGGCTTAGTGTAAAAAACCAAAACGAGGACGACATACGTCCTCGTTCTAATATTTAATACAGACATGAGCATATTTTAGCGCTACGGCCCTAAAGCTCATAACAACAAAAGCATGGGAACGTAGGTCTTTGGTGCTGTAGACACGAAGACTATCACTGCCCGCAACCACGATAACCTTTTTGCGTCAGGAGAAAAATTATGACTGCAATTTCTGGACTTCGTGGGACTGGTCAGTTCACATCTGACTTCCGTCCCACCAATTACCGGGAGCTTTTCACGCTCCTAGAACCTAACGGCACTGCACCGCTACAGGCTCTTTTGTCTATGGCTGGTTCAGAGGCAACTGATGACCCGAAGTATAACCACTTCCGCGATGAATTGCCTGACCGTAAACTAACAATCGACGGCGCAGTTGCATCAACAAGCACAGCCTCAATCACAGTCGACGCAGGCGACGATGAAGCATTCGTAGTACCCGGCACTATCCTCATCAACGTGGATACTGGCGAAGTAATGCGTGCAACATCTGCATCTTCTTCACAGGTGATTGCTGTAGCTCGTAACATCGGCGGCACATCTCACCAAATCGCAGACGGCGCGAACATCATCATTGGCGGCCATGCCGACTCTGAAGGTGGCACAAGCCCGACTGCTGTTAGCTTTGACCCAACTACCGACTTTAACTACACGCAGATTTTCAAAACTGCTGTACAGGTATCTGGGACTTTGCAGAACACATATCTGCGGACTGGTGACAAAGAGCAAGAGCAGTTGACCAAAGCACTGAAGATGCACATGGCCGACATTGAGCGCTCAATGTTCTTTGGTAAGCGTCACGAAGAGAACGGTTCTACCGCTCAGCCAACTCGTTACACAGGTGGTTTGACTAACTCAATCACTAACGTAACAGACGGTGCTTCATACGGCGCATCTGCTAACACCATCACTGAGAAAGAGTTTGACCGTCTTCTTATTGAAGACATCTTCGCATACGGCTCAACCGAAAAGGTTGCGTTCTGTGGCGCTCGTGTCATCTCTAACCTGATGGAAGTTGGTAAGAACCGTTGGCAACCAACTCAAATCGACAATGCTTATGGCGTATCGCTTTCACGCTATACAACATACGCTGGCGATTTGTTGGTCTACATGCACCCAATGTTCCGTCAAGTGCCTAACATGGACAAGGAAATGATTATCCTCGACATGAACGAGATTAAATATCGTTACATGCAAGGTCGTGATACTCAGCTTATCCGTGACATCCAGACACCTGATTTCGACGGCGTCAAGCACATGTATATGTCAGAGTGCGGCCTAGAAATGACACAGGCGAAGGTACACCACCGCATTAAGGGTTGGAACGCCGTTACCTAATAGGGGACGACCCATAACCCTGACAACCTATACAATAGGGGCTAGAGCAATCTGGCCCCTATTTTTTTGGAGTAACCCATGATTAAGAAAACCCGCGTTCAAGAGCGCAACGAAGTAACCAAAATAGTAAAAGAGGCCGCGCCTAAAAAGGCTATCGCTGAAACACCGAAGGCTCCCAAGGCAAACTTTGTCCTGTTCGTGTCCGCAGAAGAAGAGGTCGTATCTTTCCCCATCACAGTCGTTGGACAGAAGATTACTCCACTATGGGATAATGAGCGTGAGCATCTAATTTGGCGCGTTCCAACTGACTTAGTAGAGCGGTTTGCTATGCACGAGTTTGTAGTTAAAGGACGCATTGTACGCGGAGGAAAGTAAGCCATGTCTTACCACGGTTCGTCTTCATCATCAGGTAGCTCAAGTAGTTCTTCTAGCAGTTCTTCTTCTAGCAGTTCTTCTTCTAGCACCACATACAAGCCGCGCACATATGTCTCAGCGGACATCAAAGGCACACGCCCCCAATCTGATGAACCGACTAGAATCGACAACGGTATCGTTGAAGTTGGAGCTATCGACCTAAAAGGCACATTAACCGCCGACATAGCTCAAGCATCTGACAAGGCTCACCGTGAGCATCAGCAAGAAAAAGACGGCAGAAACAGATATTCTGCAAACAACCCACACCTTAACTCACCCTACTCTTCTCTTGAGACCTTAGTCTTACAAGCCTTGCGGCGTTACGGCGACATGCACCCCGGAACGGTAGACGGCGAAGTTATGATGATGTTCATCGAATTTGCAAACCTCATCATCGAAGACTTGCGTGGGCATCCATACTGGGACAACCCAGAGATAGATTACTACACACACCCGTCAGAGATAAGACAGATACCAGATAACATTATGGTGGCTGGCCTTCTGTACCATTACTCAGTGCAACAGCAGTCTAACAAGATTGAGGCTTACGGCCCAATGTACTTCAAGATGATGAACCGTATCCTATACCAAAAGAAATATGGCTCTGGCAAAATTGAGCTTTCTCCGTGGGACAAATCTCAAAGACCAACTGGGGTGCAGGCTTACGACACAAGGAGAAGCTAAGTGTCTACGACTTACGCGCCTTCAGGCGTAAACATAAAGGTTTACCCTTATGAGGACTTTCAGGGCATCGACGCATCCCGTGATGTTGGCGCTCTCGACACAGGCCAAAAGCAACACTTGGTTGAAATCAAAGATGGCTTTGCCGACTGGCGAGGCACATTGGTGCGCGACCCCGGTGCAGAACAGCGTGCGGCAGGCAACAAGTACATCAAAAGAATTTCGTTCTTCGGGCGCGACTTGGCTGTGTGGGCGCAAGTCGACGGCGGCGGAACATCGCTTCGTTCCGAGCGTGACCATATTGAGTCGGAAGTTTATCCCAAGAACGCTGTGGTGACTTCGACTGTCTACAACAACAAAGTCGTGTTCGCTTCTCGCGACTACGGCATGTACCAGTATGATGGCTTTAACTGGAAATCAATCGAAGCGAACTCAGACCCACGCCCAGCATACATTGCTTCTATTCAGCGCCGACTAGCGGTAGCCGGAATGCCGGGTAAAAGAACAATCATCGACTTTAGTCGTGTAGATAACGAAGAGGTATTTACCGAGGACGAAGACGACGGCGCTGTTCAAGTAACAAAAGCCGCCGACATCGACGTAGGTAACATTATTGGTACTGCTGATGAAATTAAGGGACTCGGAGTATTTGAAAACAGCCGCCTTGCGGTTTTCACAAACGACCAGACTTTGGTGTATTCACTCCACCCCGACTTCACGAGATGGCAGATTGACGATAAGGCCAACATTAAGGTCGGGTGCATCAGCCACAACACAATCACGCAGGCTGGCTCAGACCTATTGTTCTGCTCTCGTGACGGCATCCATTCTTTACGCCGCTCTGAGACTAACGGTATTACGATTTACACAATACCTATGTCGAACAAGATTGACCTGACATACAGAGACCTTCTCCGAAACGTAAACGACCTAGAGACAATCAGCGCATTCTACGACCAAGACGAAGGGCAGTACCATGTGTTCTTCCCATTCTCTGACCAAATCACAAAGCGGCTTACCTTGTCCCTAAACCCTATGCAGGGTGGAGAAAGTAAGTGGTCAAGCGGCGAGTTCTTAAACATGACTTGTGGCGTGCAGTTGGGCGGCCAGACCTTAGTCGGCACACCCGGCGGTGTTTGGGAGCGAAAGCGTATTGAAGATGTGACAACCCACAGCCCTGAGATGGTAGTCACAACCCCTATTCTATGGCAGGGCGCAATCAATGACACGAAGGAAAGCTACAGCTTCATTCTCCAAGCCACAGGCAAAGGAGAACTGCAAGTAGAGGCTTTTGATGAGAGAGGCAGATACCTGTCAGCCATCCAGTTTCTTATCGAAGGGGATGGTGCGGACGACAAGTTCCCTGATGTTCCGTTACAAAGACAGTATGAGCGTAAATTTGAACACCGATATAGGGGTGTGCAATTCCGATTCACAACTAAGGGGAAAGGACTGCTCAAAATCATTGGCTTTGCAGTCCAAGTA